GACAGAGGGACTCGTCCCATCTCCGGCTATACCAGTATCGTTCAGTGGACTGGCAACGCACGTACCTATCTTCCCCTGGGTAGCTCCTCCAACAACTCGATAGACGTTGTAACAGTGAGCGTTGGTAACTGCGGCCCAAGTAATTATGTTGTAGTTGGTCCCATCTAGTGGCCAAGCATGACCTGTAGCAGTAGTACCATTAATCCCTAATGCGCTAACTGTACCATCTGGAAGTGCTGCCTCAATCTGATAGGTATAGGTAACTATTCCAGCAGCCCCCCCAATTGTGATAACAGGTGCGGGACCAGTTCCAAGGGCGGTGAGGGTCAATCCTGATAGTTCTAGGGAAGCTGTCCCAGTCCCACCATTCGTGACCCTGACCAGTCCAACGCTGGGTCTGCTGAATCCTATGTCCTTGGCCCCGCTGGGCAGCGCTGTGCTGGACCAGTTGATAACCCCCGAACTGGACAGCGAGATGTCCACGCCGGTCCAGAGCAGAAGGTCCCCTCCTACTACTCCACCACCAGACATGGAGCCGCCCGTGCGCGGGCCGGCGCTCACGACGACGTCCGGCAGCATCGCCATGGCCAGCAGCGGTCGGATCGAGGGCTTGTAGTCCCCCATCCCACGAGCGGAGGCTAGGAGGATCGGCTTGGGGACTGGCTCTGTGGCGACCAGGGCCGTGGCGAGGATCAGAGCGTGGAGCAGCATGGCTACCTCCCGACGATGTGCGCGGTGATCGACTCGGCCGTCGGATCCCCGGGATCCGCGGTGTTCGCCTTCAGGCCGATGCGGCACGCCGACCACTGCTCGTAGACCACTAACCCGGTGCCGATCGCAGATCCGGGCGCGGCCAGCGTCATGACGCCCGTCGGTGGATACACCTGGATCGGGGCCGAGTTCGGGCCCGCCGTGCGGCACTCCCAGATGACGTCCAGGCCCCCAGTGAGGTCCCCAATGTTGTACTGGACGCTGAGCGTCTTGTCCGAGAGATCCGTGAGCTCAATCCAGCCGTTCGTGGCCGCAGCCCCAACCTCGAGCTTCATCCACGAGAAGGTAGCGTTGTTCGAGAGGTCGATGGCGGAGTCAACGGTGATCGACGCCCCGCTGGCCTTCGCCGCGATCGCGCGGAGGTAGTTGATCCCCTCGTACCTGACGAACAGGACGTCACCGACCGCCAGGTTGGTGAACGGGAGCTCTCCAGCAACGGCCTCCGTGACCGTGGTCGTCGACCCGACGGTCTTGATCCGTCCACTCCCGGGCATGGGTGCGCCCCAGGGATCCCCGCCCTGACCAAGCATTCTGGGGTAGACTGTCGTCACGCTGTCCAGGTCGTAGATGAGGGCAAACGACGCGACCTTCTGTCCCTGAGCCGCGGAGAGGGTTCCCCCACCAGTCGAGATCAGGGCGGCGAGCACGAGTAGAGCGATCGCTGCTTTCTTCACCACATTCCTCCCGGAGTCGTCCGCGGCATCCGCTGGACCGAGCTCCTGGTCTGGCGATCGTTGACGATCGCCCAAGCCACTCCCGTCTCGAAGTCCTTCCTGAACTCGGAGGCCCGCTCGTCCGAGAGCGAGCGGCGCGACAGCCAGACCGCCCCGGCCAGGATCACCGGCCTGTGGTACTCGACAGGGATCGGCTCCAGCCCACAGAGAGCGAGCGTGCCGTCGTTGTCCGCCATTACCGGTGGGATCGCCTGGTAGACGATCCGGGGGCTCATCCCCCCTCCAGCCGTGGGGAACTGGACCATCCTGCAGAACGTGGTGACAGCGTCGAAGCCACCGAGAGCGAAGCACAGCTCCGTCTCGAGGGTCGCGTTCCCCGTCACCCGGAGCTGCTCGAGCTCCTGAAGCTGTACCTCTCGCAGCTTAGTCCCGGTCGTTGAATCGAAGAGGCCGCCGTGGACCCCGAAGCGGGAGAAGTCCGCGGGGATCGCGATTTCGGACTCCCCGGCGCCGATCGCTATGGTATCGAACCGCCAGAGCCAGGACCACTCCGACCGCCGGCAGAAGTCGTCCGTGGCGCGCTGTGCGAAGTGCAGGGCCTGAAGGCGGCGCTGGGCATTCTCGGCGTCGGCCGATGAGACGTTGTCATAGTACGCGATGACCTCATCTATCAGACCCTGCGTGTGCATCAGCCACCTGCCGGTTCAGCCCCAGCCAGCCTCGGGTCCACGATCTGCGGGGCCACCTCTGGAATGGTGACCCGGGGCAGCGTGGCCGGAGCCCGCTTTCTCGAGGCGTTGATTGCCTTGCGGATCTTGTCCGCGGTTGCCGGATCTGTCGCCAGGTCCTCCGCCAGCGCGGCGTGCTGCTCTGGCGTCCCTTGCGGGAGCGCGCTCACAGCTATGGCCTTCGCCTTCACCGCGACCGCCAACGTCAGTTCGTCCTCGTCCACGTCTTCGATGGCCACTGCCGGCACCGGGTGGCCCAGCATTGCCGCGATCGACTTGTTCTCTTCCTGCACGGCGAGCGCCACGAGTTCCATCGCCTTCCTGACGTTCGCTGCCGCCGGCATCACGGGCTCGCCGTTCCTCCGGCGCGCCTCGTTCCGGGCCTCGTGGTCAGAGACGATAGCCTGGGCTGAGTCCAGCAGGCTCGCCTCGAATCTCGCCTTCCCCTGAGCAAAGACCTCCCGGACCTGGTCCTTCGTGGGTTTCTGAGGAAGCAGAGAGAGCCCCGACTTGGCGTGATGTCCGAGCGCCTGGCCCTGCACGATCCCGAGGATGTGCGTCACCGCCATCTGAGCGTCGAAGAAGCGGTCTTCTTCCCCAGAGTGCGTCCCCCCGATACGGCCGTCCGAGATCTCGACAGTCCCGGGGATCCAGTCCCCGTCCGCGTCCTTCCCGGAGTGCGGCACGTCAGGGAACTGCGCGTTCGGGTAGACGATCGCGTCTCGCGCCGGAACGGTCCACGAGAAGCCGATGAACCCGACATTCCTCGGGCGTAGTCCGGCGTTGTGCAGAACGAAGACCCGTCCCGTCTGTGCGAACGAAACCGTCTGAGTCTCACTCATCTCATCCTCTCGCTAGGGGGTAGACCCCTGCTTGACGTTGGGTGACAACTAGTGCGAGACGCTGGGTCCGATCTCTCCGGAGTCCACAGCGTCCTGATACGACATCCATTCGGAGTCAGAAATTCGGTCGATCTGTTTCCTGGAGTACGACTCGAAGTCCTTCTCTCGCTGCGCGGCGTCGTCGGACCTGGCTGCCTCTTGACGTCTGATGTCCTCGAGTGCAGCCTCCTCCGCCCTCCGCATCACCCGCTGGTGCTCCTTCGCGTTGGCGATCCCCTGCGCTACCCAGTTGACGGTCTCCCAGCCCATCGGGATGTACCCTCCGGGGAGCTCGGTCCCGGGGATCGTAGGCTCCTCGAGTAGCGTCACGAGGTACATGTTCGGTCTCGGGAAGCGGTCCCTAGATCCTAGCTGCGTTGGCATCTCAATGGGAAACGGCTCCGCCTCGTGAGCCGGAACGGGACGGTAGAGAGCGAGGCCATGGCGTGGAAACACGACCTCGTCTCTCTGTGCGTGACTGTACGGTGGAAGGTAGACCATCTTGCAGAAGACTGGAACGATCCCACGATCCATCTGCCGAAGCGCCCGCACGACGTCCCTGTCCCACGGGTACATGACGTCTGGAACGGCCGAGATGAAGGACCCGACGAAGATCCACCCCCTCGGCCGCTCCTGCATCGGAACCTGGAGCTGAGACAGCATCGTCCGCCCCAGATTGGTTGAGGCCAGACGATTGCGAGACCAGAAGCCCATTGGCCTAGCTGGCTCGGTCGTAGACGTCCTGGTCCTTCCCGATCACGCAGAGAGGACCGAACTCGTACTCGACCAGGGTGATGATCCCGGGGGCTACCGCGTCGTGCCGGATGTCGCCGTAGGGAACGAGGAAGTCTCCGGTGTCGAACGTGAACGCGGGCGGGGTGAGCGTGTCCTGCGCCGTGATCGACGCCCCGTTCCCGTCCTTGGAGATCTTCTGTCCGAGCATGACACCGTTGATGAGCCAGTAGGCCCGGCGTCCGAGGATGCGCAGCTCGAGGGTGTGGGTCAGGGTGTCGAGCCAGTTGAAGCCGGTGTCGTGGACGACAGCCACCCCGGAGTTGTTGAGATCCGTGTAGATCACCACGTTCCCGGAGACATTCCCGATCAGCGCGAAGTCCGTGTAGAGACCGTCCGCAGCGAACTCCGGTGATGCCTGAAATGCCGCCTGCTTGATGACTCCGAACATCGTCTGGTCCGACCCCGAGACGTCCGCGATCGTCAGCTTCCAGCGGTAGAACCAGTTCGGGTCGGTGCCCATCGTGCATCCCCAGGGGTTCAGGACGCTGTTGCCCCCGAAGACGTACTGGACCTCCTCGTTGTTGACCTGGTCGCACGAAAGGTTCAGGCCGCCCGTGGCCACGCCCAGCGGGAGCAGCGTCTGCTCGGTGGACTGGTAGAGATCGGCGAGGCAGATCATCCTCGGAAGCGTGATGACCTTGTCGACCTGGGTGATCGCCGCGGTCGGGAGCGCGGTCACGCTCGCAGCGGCGTTGAACGTCAGCGGGTTCAACCCGCTGAGCACCTCCTTGATGTAGCGCTCGTTGCCCTTGCGCAGGTACGGCGAGATCTCGTGCGCGTTGTAGATTCGGAACGGCCTGTCACCTGATGCCATCGAAAACCTCCCCTCATGGGGTAGTAAGGGTGCCGGGAGTCCCGGGCTTTACCCCGCTCTTGGCGGTGGCAACATGCCGGACCCGTGGGCCCGGCACCCTGGTTTCACGTCAGAACTACACCGCGGCCAACAGGCCGTCGTACTTGCTCTGGAGGTCCCGGATCACGAAGTTGCCGCGCGGGAAGTCGCATCCGAAGTTCTCGATGCAGTACGCGAGGCACAGCATCGAGGCCTTGTAGCTGGCCGTCCCCGGCGTCGGCTTCAGCATCCCGCCTTCCGTCCACCAGTCGAGCTCGGCGCCCTCGTAGAGGAACAGCGTGGACGGGGTGAGTCCGAACAGCTCGCCCGGCACCATGTCGTGCGACACGTGGAACTGGCACTGCACGCCCACCGCGTGATGGACGAGGTCCTCGTACTTGTAGCCGGTCCCCATCTTCGCCGGGTTGGTGCCCTGCAACATGATCATCCGGCTGGGGATCACGAAGGCGTTGTAGTCGTTGGCGACGCCCGGACCGCACCACAGGTCGGTGACCTTCTTGCCGGTGAAGTCATGGACCTTCTGGCAGTTCTTGTTGAGCAGCTCCTCGTTGATCGCCCGGCGGCTTCCGCTTGAGTCGACGATGGACTTGAGCTTCGCGTTGGCGACGGTGGTCCGATCCTGGGTATGGATGTACTGGGACTCGGTCCCGTCGTCGATCAGGTTGCGGAGGCCGTTGGCGAACACCCCGACACCCAGAGTCTGCGCGATGACCTGCGTGGTCTCGACGACGACGTAGACGAGGTCGTTCGCGACGAGCGTCTTTTCGCCGTTGGTGCCGTACGTCTCGTTCGCGATGTTGTAGTAGATGTAGCGGTTGTCGGGGTCGATTCCGTTGCACCTAATCAAGTCAACGGAATCGCGAACGGTCGTGCCCGTCCCCTGGCGAACGGAGATCAGCATGTTCGGACGGATCAGCTTCACTCCGATGGGCTGGGCAGCGACGAAGTAGCTGACGCCATCCGATTCCACCTTGGCGCGGGCGCCGTTCCCGGTCCCCGCGATGTAGGTGGTCTCGATGAACTTCCCGAGGTTCGGCATCGTCTCCTCGGTCCGGCGCCGGAACTCGCCCTCGCTGAAGGCGCTCTTGCCGGTGTTCGCCGTCTTCTGCGTCATCAGGCCGATCTGGAAGGACGCCGTGAACAGGCTCGGCTTGATGATGGCCTGCACCTCGGTACGGTCCTTGGGAGGAGCCCACGTTCCGCCGTCGGCGCTCTGCCCGACGTTCTGCGGCGGGTCGAGGTACATGTTGAACTTCACCTCGCCCTCCTTGACGGAGGCTCCGGTCGGTGCGCCCTTCTTGAGCCACGGCCTGAACATGAGGTCTTCGTTCAGGATGGCCTTGAGGTCCTGTGGGCGGTAGATGGTCTTGAGACCAACGCCCAGGTTTTGGAATTCGCCAGCCATGGTCCTATCTCCCTGCTAGTTTCCTAGCCACCTCGGCGGCCCGATTCCGGGCATCCTGGGCGGTCCAGGGTTCCCCTTTCCGTGCAGGAGTGGACGCTGGTCCGGTCCTCGGCGCCTGTGCGCCTGGCCTGGTTGTGAGACTCTGCATCTTCGCCTTCGACTTGTCCGCGAATCGATTCGTCGAGACGAGCCCGTGGATCTTAGCGAACCTCGCGAAGAGGGCCTTCGTAGCCTCGGCGATGTCTATCGGAGGATGGTCTCCGAGCGAAAGGAGTTGCTCCCTGAGTTGCGCCCGCACTGTCTCGAGAGCGTAGGAGCCGAGTTCCGAATCGACAGGAACCCCGAGCCCCTTCAACCCCTCGGTCATGCTGCTCTGGAAGTCGTTGCGGACGAGTCTCTCCTCAAGATGAATCGCGTCTTCCTCCTGCGCTTGACGTGCTCTGTTGGACTGGGCAGCTCCGACAGCCTTCTGGAACTCTCGTGACGCTCGTTCCCGCTGCTTATCGAGCCGGCGTTTCTCTCGCTCGATCTGCTCGTACTCGGTCTTGAGCGCCCGTTCCTCTCGCTGAAGCCGCTGGATCTCTCGCTCGATGTCACCTCTCTCGAGTTCATCCGTGCGCGCCAGCTCGCCCTCCTTCATGGCGGTCGAGCGAGCGAGATCCCCCGCTTCCTTGATGATCTCCTGCTGCCTCCGGTGTGTGTCCTTCAGTTGGTCATCGATGTCCGAGAACAACTCGGAAGCCTCCTGCACCCCAGGATCCTCGGCGATCCTGCGCCTCTCCGCCTCGGGATCCTCCCGGGGCTTGCTGAGCATCTCTCTGACAGCCGCGAGTTCTTCTCGCAGCTCCTTGCTGGTGCGGAAGAGATCGGCGCTGGAGTTCTGGGCGTTGTACAACCCGTCCATGAACTGCTTCCAGCTCCCTTTGTACTTCTTCTCCACGAAGGCGCGTACGGTCCTCTCGGAGCTGTCCTCTTCGTCCAGCTCTTCTGGCTCGTCCGACGTCTCGCCTTCGGCTTCCGCGTCGTGTTCGGCGGACTCTGGCGTCTCGGAATCGGTGGCATCCGCCCCCACCGACCCTTCGTCCGGGGTAGACCCGACTTCGACGTCCTCGACTTCGTCGCCCATCTGACCCTCTACTGGTTTGCCTCCGGGGTAGTCCCGTTGGCCCCGTTCTCGAGTAGTTCCCGAGGGAACCCAAGCTCGACCAATTCCTTCACACCGACATCCTTCAACTTACGGTAGTCCTGCGCGCGGATCGTGAACGCGCGCTTGCACCTGCCGCACTTCGCGGTGAGTCCCTTCCTCGGCAGAGCCCCGATGAACAAGGGCTCGCCTTCCGGGAAGATCTGGTTCGGCTTCCCAACCGCGGTCTCGTTGCACGTCGGACAGTGCAGCAGCTTTGGCATCACTTGATGATCCCGAGGTACCTGTCGATCTCGTTGCCGAGGTCAACCATCCCGAGTCTCTTGTACGTCGCCGCCATCTGTTTGAGCCTGTCGGGATCGCCACCGGCCTGAGTTACGGCCCTCTTCAGTTGGACGGACATGGAGGCGGCCTGAGACGACTTCTTCTCTGCCTGATCCGCGGTGAAGTCTCCCTGGACAGGCTTTGGCGCCACCTTCGTCGTCTTGTCGATGCGGTTCTTCCCTCCATCCGTGATGGTCTCCGGGACGTCCGTGTAGATCGTCCCTCCCCCTTTGACCACTGGGATCTTCACGCTCTGATTCTTCCCCAGGGCTTCCCTCTGCAGCTCGGCGGTCAGGGCAGAAGGGGTCTCGGGCTCGCTCGTGGCCACGGCCTTCGCCTTGGCCTTGGCGGCGTCCTCGCGCTTCTTCTTCTCTCGGGCAGCGGCTTCCGCAATGCTCTCGGCCATCTCACCCCTCCCCTACAGCGAGGCGGCCTGTCCCTTGGCGGACAGGGCCTGGAACCGCTTCTTGCCGTACTTCTTGCGACCGATTGAGGCCGCGAGCGCTCCGGGGTCATCGACCCCCTTCTTGTCGAGCTTGTCCCTCAGCGCAGCGAACCTCGCTCCCGATCCCAGCGGTGGCTTCGGCATCATCTTCCTCCCAGCGCCTTCGCCTGGTCTTTGGCCCTGAGCTTCCTGCGGGTGCCTTCCTTCTCGGCGCCAGCAGCCCACTTACTGGACATGCCGTGAAACGGGGCCCCCTCCGGAGGATTCCACCCGTGCTTCACGGCCCGGATCGACTTCATCTGCTTCTCAGACCACGGCACTCGGTCCTCCCCCTAGCGGCTGTCCCTGGCCTGCCGGCGGAGACGACATGAGACCTTTCCCGGGTACGGGCGGAGGAGGAGCGGCATCCAGTGCCGCCTTTCGTTCAGCCATCATTCGGTAGGCCTCGACCACCGCCCGCATCCTCATGTATTGGTCCCCGGCCCTCTGGAGAACCTGGCCTTCCTGTCCGGCCTGAGCCAAGAGCTGGTTCCAGACCAGCAAGATCCGCTCATTCAGGGGTTCCGGTAGGTACGCTGGATGGGGAGGCTCTTCGGGTGGCGGGACAGGCATCTTCTGCCTGGGCATCCCGGGCGCGAGCGGGGCCTCCTCATACGCCCTCTTCTTTTCGTCGTACTCAGCCAGAGATGCTGTGTGTTGGGCCTTGGCCTCCGCGTAGGCTTCGTCCGCCGCTTCCGGGGGAACCTTCGAGCCGTAGAACTCCATGACCCTCTGTTGGGCAGCCTCGAGCTCAGCGAGCCGGTCCTCCCACCCCCAGATCAGGGTTACCGTTCTGTCCCACCCGGCTTCCCGGCCGATCCTGATCCCATCCTCGCCCTTGACCAGAACCCCGAGCTCCTGCCACCTGGTGGCGGGATCGTCGAGGGTTGGATCGATGACCGGGAGCTTCCCGTCCTGGACGAACGAGATCCACTGGCGCTTGGCCAGATCTACCTCTCGGCAGGAGTCCTCGTTCACGTCTGTCGGCAGATTCCGGTACCGGAGTAGCTTGACCCGGGCGGAGGGGCTGTCTGCGAACACCAGGTTGTCCGCCTGGGCCTCGCGCATCCCCTCCTTGACGTAGAGCGACTCGTTGACGTAGGCCTGCGCCTCCATCTTCACCTTGGTCAGACCCTTCAGCGACTCGCGGTCAAACTGCTTTTTGGCCCACGTGTTGTCGGGCTGCTCGACCTCGTAGTCGTCGGCCTCGATCCGAAGGGTGGACAGAAGAGACAGGGCGTGCGACCAGACGATAGAGTCCCGGTTGTTGATCTCCATGTCCCGCATCGCGCGCTTCCGCTCCGCCTGCTCGCCGAGCGCCATGAGCCCAGAGGTGGTCGGAACCCCTCCCGGGGCCTCCCCGCGCTCTATCTCAGTCGGCAACCCGATCTTCTGCATGTCTGCGATGCAGCGGTCGCGCTCCATGAACACCTGGGTATCGAACAGCTTGTCTCCGAAGAACTCGATCCCAAGCCCAGAGGACTGGTCGAATGGGTCCTTGTCCACGAAGAGGACCTTCGAGCTGCCCATCCCGGGCAGGAACGCAGGCCCTTCCAGGTTGGCATTTCTCCTGGCGACGATGTGGGGAGAACCAAGCCTCTCCCGAGTGTCGATGACCTGGGAATCGATGCAGTTCAGCCTGTTCTGCGGAGAGATGAGGTCGTCCGCGAGACCCGATCCAAAGAACTCTCCGGGGCGATGTTTGTGGATGGAGACAGCGTACTTCACTCGAGAGACCTTCATCTGCGACTTCCCGTCCGGGGCGTCGACAGTGGCGAGCAGATCCTCGTCGAGCGCGACGTGGTCGCAGATCCTCCAGATGGCCCGGCCCTCTGGGTCCCAGACCGTCGGAAGCGAGTAGAACTCGAAGACAGCCACGTGGTTCGAGTATGTGGCCGAGTCGTAGTTCCGGTCGTAGAACCCGAGCATCGAGTAGTCCCCGAGCGTCGGGTGCGTACTCATGAGTTCCCGAGGCTCTTCCGGCTGCAGCCAGTCCTCGTCCGCCAGCTCCGGGATCCTCTCGAGGACCCAGTCTATCGATCGGACCGTGCGCTGTCCAAACTGGCGCATGTTCTTGGAAGAGACCCCGATTCCGCCATTCTCTGGGAAGAAGTCGAACGGGGTGACGTTCTCGATCGCTGTGTTGCCCTTCGCAACCTTCGTCCCCAGAGGGCGCCCGAACAGGTCAACCGAGTTCTCGGCCTCTTCTCCGGAGATCTTCTTAGGAGCGAGTTCCACGGTGCCGCACGCCGGACAGACCTTGAGGTTCAGCATCTGCCCGAACTCCGGGCTCTCCTCTTCGGTCTCCTCCGCGGTGTTAAGTGCCCCCTCGTTGATCCTGTCGTTGAACGCTCTGGGCACCTCCGGGCTCGCCAGAGTCGCCCCGCACGCCTGGCACCCGACAGCCGTGAGCACTCCGATGGTCGTGAGATCGACCCACGACTCATCCCAGTAACTCTTCAGGATCCCGGTACCGTAGAGCGCCGTGTCGAAGTCGGCCTGGTACCGGATCGCTCTCCAGTCCAGAACCCGAATCCGATCAAGGAGGATGTCCTTGGCCTGCTGAGCCGCCACCTGTGTTGCTGGGTCTGCTGAGTCCGTGATGGGGTTCGGTACTAATTCCCGTTTCCAGTGACTCGTGACCTCTGCGTCCACCGTGAACCCGATGTAGTTGGTCACCGGTCGAGGCATCTCGGCCCCACCGTCGGTAGACGTCAGGTCCCGGAATGAGTACCCGCGTACGCTGTCTACGAGGATCGATGCGTACGGCTCAATCCACTGGCGACCGAGGTAGTACCAGCCATTCCTGGCCAGCCGTTCCATGGTCCGGCTTCTGTAGACGGAGTGCTCGTCGAAGTACTCGTCGAAGAACCCGTTGATCTCCTGCTCTGATGCGCCCTTCGGAGGGATCTTCGTGCGACGCTTCATCTACCTATCCGGCCTGAGCTGCGGGTGTTCTCCTCCTGCTGCCCCGAATGTACGGAGAACCGGATGGGGGTGGGGGAGGTTCGCGTATCGGGTCTCTTGGGAACCTGTGCGCCTGTGGGACGTGCGAGGGGAACTGCGACGGGTTCGCTTTCTTGGAGAGTGGATCTGAGGATGGAGTGGTGGGGCCCTGCTCGGCGGCGCCACGTAGCCGTAGCAGGCTCTGGATCGCCGCGTTCTCTCTGGGAGGAACAGAGGCGAACACGACGGTCTCTACGAGTCTCCTGTAGGCCTCCCGCTCATCGCGTAGCTCACATCGGAGGGCCTCGAGCTCCCTCTCAAGAGCTGAAACGCGACTTTGCCGGCGAAACCAAGGAAACCCCACACACCCCTCCGAAACGGAGAGTTGCATGACTGACACACGTCTGTCAATGGGTTGTTATGCGAGAGCCCGTCTCTACCACATCCTGTGGTTCCTGAAGTGCCCGGAGACAAGGGCCTCGAGTCCTGCCAATCTGCGCTCGTTGTCCTTGATCTTCTTCCTGACTGTGGAGTGGAACTGCTCTACCATCAATGACTTCGGACCGCCATCCTTGTTGATCGACATCGCCTGGTCCTGAGCCCTATCAATAGATGATACCGCGGCCAGCATCGAAGGGTACAGGTACCTCAGGCCGTGGACCACCGCGTCTACGATGTCGTCGTGGGGCGCCGTGGACCCCTGGGGGGTGAACGCGCAGAACTCCTCGATCAGCTCCCCGACCCATGGAGCCAGGTCGAACTCTGGAAGCAGGACGTTCCCAGCCTCTAGCAGTGGAACCACGGACTGAAGACGGTCCTCCTTCTTCCCGCGACCGCGAACAGGAACGGGAATCAGTCCAGGGACCTCGGATCGAAGCATCTGGACAACCGCTGGGCCGCTCGCCGCAGCCTCGACCACCTTCGAGACCGCCCTCGGGTATTTCTGGGCCCATGCCCTGATCGCCGTGATGACGTCCCGGGCGTTCATCCGATCCCGGATCAGGTCGACGACGTAGGTCTCCGCCCCGCGCCTTCCAAGAACCACCCCGACCGTGTAGTCGGACCCCTTCGTTTCCCCGAAGGAGAGGTCCCAGGACTGGATCATCTGCTCGAACTCAGGCCGGGCCCGCCAGTACCGCCACCATGAGCGCTTCACCAACCCGCCGCCCTCGGACGATGGGCGCTGCTGGTAGATCGCGCTGAAGTGGTACGGGCTCATCCTCCGGCGCCGCTCCTCGAGCACCATGATCGGGAACCGCTCCGGCCACAGCGGCTGGCCCTCAGCGCGCCCCAGGATGTCCCCACTCTCGGCAATGGCTGGGAAGTTGAGTACGACCCACGGGTGGTCCTTCTCCTTCAGAAGCCGGCCGATCAGGTCGTCCTCGTGCCACCGCTGGTGCATGATGACCGCGGACCCCCCCGGCTCGAGTCGGGTCATGATGACTGTCTGCCACCAGTCCCACATGCGGTCGCGGAACAGCCTGGACGAGGCCTCGACCTCGTTCTTGATCGGGTCGTCCATCACGATGATGTCCGCGCCCTTGCCGACGATCGCTCCGCCAGCGCCGGCGGAGACCACAGACCCGCCGTGAACCACCTTCCAGTAGTTCCTGCGGTTCTGTCCCGGGTCTATCGAGAGCCCGATCTCGTCCCCGAACCGATGCACAGCGTCCCGGCACTTCACGGACCAGCTCTCCGCGAAGTTTGCCTCGTGCGAGACGAGTACGATCCGCTTCGTTGGGTTCTTAGCTAGATACCAGACTGGGAACCAGTGGCTGATGAGCTCGGACTTCCCGTGCCGCGGAGGCGCCGTGATGATCAACCGGTCGGTCCGATGCCGGTTCACGTCCTTCAGCGCGGAAGAGATCATCTCGAGGTGCGGGGCGTTCTTCCAGGCCCCCTTAGAGTACTTCTCCGCGAAAGCGGCCGGGTTGGGTTCTATCGACGCCCTGGTGGGAACCGGGGCGATGGCCTTGAGTCTATTCAGGAAGCTGAGGAGTTGCTGAGTGGTGAGTCTATTCCTCGCTTCCGGATTTACCAGAAGCTCTCTGTCGTCCGGAAGCGCCATTTTTCCCTCTCGTGCATCGCTCGGGCTGTGGCATCCGGTGTTGGCTGGCCCACTCGCACTCGGTGGTCATCGAGCCGGGCGCATCTCCGACTATCCTACACCCGCATGGAGCTACCAGAGGAGCCCGTTTCGTTCTGGTCCAAAACCCAGCGCGCCACTCGGTGTCGGACGGGATGTCAGTAGTCATCGTAATCGTCCTCCGGGGACCACGGATGCCGACGGTCTTCCTCCCACAGCTCGAGAGCCATGGATCGAATATCCGAGATCACTCCAGGGTATGACTCCCCGAGACGTAGAAGATCGAGCACACGCGGCTCCGACGAGCCAGACCGATTCAGATGGACTTCGTCCACCTCCGCAAACAGACCCCCAACCTGCGGCTCGTCCACCACTTTCACAGAACCTCCGACGAGATGCTCGTGTACATCGGAGTTCGGATGCGTGCCCTGGCACTGAACAGCCAGTACAATATGGTACCGTGCCGACCTCCTGTTCATGGTCTCGTCCAGGAGTGGTCGTCGGCGATAGAGCTGACGCTCCGACACTCTGTCCCATCGTCGGTAAGGTTGCGGAGTGCCCGCCGAGTCATCATGCCAATCGGGTACGAGACAACGAACAACGTCGGCTTCAGCGTCGCACTGGTAGCCTTCGGCCTCACTCCAAGCGCGACGAGTAGACTACCTAGGAATCCTCGCCTGTTAGTCTTCAATGTCCGCGCTCCTGTTTCCCTGGATTAGAGCCCAGAACTTCTCGCACACATCGCGGAGGGATTCTCTGTCTACGGTCTTCCCCGTCTTCCTTGTGTAATCCTCTACCTCGGTTTCCCAGACGAAATCGAGAAGTTCCTCAACCGAGGAGCAGAACCTTCTTCCGTGGGGCGGCGACCATGCCTCTATACAGTAGCCGGTGGTCATGGCTCCCTGAGAGCGATGGCGCGCCCAAGTTGCCGCAGGTGGCGCGAGCAGAGCCAGAGCGCCGGGAAGGCATGCGACGCGCCCGAGCACCAGACGATCCACCGCGGCGATGTCCGCGCGCTACGGCATGCCTCGCACCGCCCGCGGACTGCCGAGCGCCGCGTCTCCGGCATCCGGCCGACCCAGACCCCGCGCTTCATCGCTCTCCCTTCGCGGCGGCAATGCATTCATGCCACACGCAGCGGAACCCGGGCTTGTTGAAGTACCCCTCCGGATCGCACTCCGCACAGGCGTAATCTACGCCGGGCCTCGCGTGAGTTCGTGCCCACCCCACCACGCGGGCGAGCTTGGCCTCGGCTTGCTCCCGCCTGTTGATCTCATCTCGCAGCCTGTCACGGAGATTGCACACCGGACACGTCTTCCCCTTCGGGTAGCCGCTCTCGACAAG